TTTGCTAGCGGATCAGGCACAACACAATTAGCGCAGGAACTAAGCGTCGAAGGCATAGAACACACGATTACGGTTGACAACGGCCATTCGGTCATGTACTTCACGGCACCAACAACCATCGTTTATGAACTGATTTTGGACGATCCGATCTATGGCATCATTGATGCGCTTAATGTTTTAGGATAATGTAAAGGACACCTATGGCAATACAAGATTTTACAGCAGGCCAAGTTTTAACGGCCGCACAAATGGATTCGCTACAAGCGAATGATTACAACTGGACAGTTTCGACTAAGACCGCTAACTACACGCTAGTTGCAGCCGATAAAGGCACGCGCGTTGTTATGAACGCGGCAGGCGCAACAACGATCACGGTTAACACAAGTTTGTTTAGTGCAGGTGACACTTTGTTTATTCAAAACATTGGTGCAGGCACTTGCACAATTACGGCAGGCACGGCAACAGTAACGACCGCAGGGTCTTTAGCGTTAGGCACATGGGCAGGTGGCACTTTGTATTTTACTAGTGCTAGTGCTGCTATTTTTTTTAGCGGTGGTGGCGCTACTTACGGGACAGCAACAGGCGGTTCATCGTCGAGCATTACGGTTGGCGGCGTTGCATACACTCTTTTAACTTTTACGAGCGACAGCAACCTTGTTGTTTCTAAAGATGGTTTATTTGATGTCCTTTTGGTGGGTGGCGGCGGTGGCGGCGGTGGTTCTTACACAGGTGCTGTTGCTGGTGGCGGTGGCGGTGGCGGTGGTGTGTTAGGTATTAACAGCACAACCACAATTTATTTGACTGCTGCAACTTACACACTTGATGTCGGTGCTGGTGGTGCTGGAACAACTGCGACAGCAAATGGTGGTATCGGTCTGAAATCATCTATCGGTTCAGTAATAAGTGTCGCTGGTGGCGGTGGTGGCGGTTGTTATGACGGTCAATTAAATATGTATCCAACAGGTGCATGTGGTGGCGGCGTGATTGACGCTGCTTTGTCTGGTACAGGTTCGGTTTCTTGCGATAGCAATGTCGGAAACAATGGCGGCGGCACAAACAATAGTGGTGCGGCTGGTGGTGGTGGTGGCGCTGGGTCTGCTGGCGGAAACAATTCGGGAACGACTGGTGGCACAGGCGGAAATGGCAAAGATATAAGCGGTTTTATTACTGGTGCAACATATTACGCTGGTGCTGGCGCTGGCGGTGGTGGCGCAACAGGTGGCGCAGCAGGTAATGGTGGCGTTGCTGGAAAATCAAGTGGCGCAGGCAACAACGGTGTCAACTATGGTGCAGCAGGTGGCGGAACAATTAGCGCATCACAATCAGGTAACGGCGCCGCAGGCGTTGTGTATGTCAGGTTTAAAGTATGAGCCGACCATTTTTCGCACAATTAAACGCAAACAATGTTGTGATTGATGTGCATTGTGTAACACAAGAATTTCTTGAAGCAAATCCAGACCGTTACTCTGGTGTTTGGGTTGAAACATTTTTTGACACAGATGGCAAAACTTACGCAGGTATTGGTTTTACATACGATTACGACACACAAAATTTTGTTGCGCCGCCGCCAACAATCGAGCCTGACGACGAGCAATAATGCGATGCGATACAGGTTGTTTGCGTTAGTTCTGATGTTGACCGCTTGCGAAACGACACGCGACAACAACGACAAACCAAGCGTGCGCGCGCTTATATGCAATGTGCCTGATCGATGCGGAATAACACCATGAACCGATACCGATATACACCAAACGAATTACATGCACGCATGGTTGTAACTGTGGGCGTGTTATTAGCAATCGTGTTTAGTTTGATCGTGCTAGGAATGATTTGGGGCCTGCTGTTTGTATCGCAACCGCTGGAACAATCACCAAACGACGCAGCGTTTATAGATTTGATGTCGACAATTGTTGTGTTTTTAACTGGCACATTGTCGGGCCTTGTTGCTTCAAACGGCATAAAAAACAAAACAATTTCAACAGATGACTAAACCGTACATTGTCACAAAACAGCCAGTCGTGACATCGGCGTTGGCTGGCATGAACAAATGGGTCGAATTGTGTTGCAAACATTCTGACGGATCGTTATGGAACAACGGCACATTTGTCAATCGTGATGTGCGCGGCAAGCCAGGAATTATTAGCAATCATGCACGCGGTCTCGCAACAGATTTGTCTTACAGATGGCAGGCACAACACAATCGCGGACGGCAAGACGGCCGCAAAATATCGTTGTCATACATAAACAAATTGCTAGAAAACGCTGACACGCTAGGCATTCAACTTGTGATCGACTACGCGTTGACGCGCAGTTGGAAATGTGACCGTGGCACATGGCAAGCAGGCAAATTTGAGACTGGCGACTGGTGGCATGTAGAAATAGAACCGCGTTTAGCGCACGATCCTGAGGCCGTAAAACAGGCATTCAGCGCGGTTTTTGGCCCATCACCGAAAGCGGCACCGCAATCTGTCTAGGCTGGTTGACCTACCGAGAAAGTAGGTCTACATGACACTTATTACCAAAACAGCCATATCGCTATTCATTAGCATCACATCGTTATTTGTGTTGCATAAACCGCCAGCGCCAACTGCACAAGAAATGCAACCAGCGCCGATCACGGTTTGGCAAGGTTTAGAACAGCCTGCGCCATTACCTACCACAACCGTCCAAACAACGCCTATAACGCAACCTGACGCGTGTGGCGCGGTTTTTAACATGGCCAAACATGTCGGATTCCCTAAACATGAACTGGCCACAGTTGTCGCTGTTGCCTACCGTGAATCACGATGCCAACCTGACGCGTTTAACGCAACCGACCCGAATGGCGGATCAAACGGTGTTATGCAAATCAATCAATTTTGGTGCAAACCATCGCGCTACTGGCCAAACGGATATTTGCAGGCACACGGCCTAATCAAAACATGCGACGATTTGTTCAATTTGGAACACAACATGCGTTCAGCGTTGGCTATTTATCGATACAGCGAAGGCTGGCGCGCATGGTCACTTTAAAACACCTGTTTCTAGCAACGCTACTAACTGCGTACACCTACCTGATAATGTCAGTCACCAACAAACGAAAGGCAAGAGATGACCGAGAACATCGACCCAAGAACTGACCCACAGTTCAAAGCATTAATGCAAGTGATGCAAGATATCACAAGTCAAAAAGTGCCGTTAGTGCAACCGCACGAATTGGCGGCACGCAGCACATTAAGAAAATTGCAATGGATCATTGACGATTCAAACGCGCTAGACAATTCAGATTTAATTGATACATGCAACCAAGCGCGCATTGAAATCAAATACTTGTGCAGCATCATCACCGATCTGCGCGAAGCATTGGTCGCGCGTGATCGTGACATTCGATCTTTGCAGGAACGCAACAATTATCAATCAGCAGAAATTCAGCGTTTAGAAAACCAGGTGCATCGTGCCAATTAGCAAATATCTAATTGAATTAACCGATGACGAAATGGTTGCATGTCGGGCCTGTGCTAAATCGCGCGATGAAAGCGCCATCAAATATCAGCAGCGCACCGATCTGACGGCATCACCTGAAACACCATTCAAAACTTTGGTTGGTGTCATGTCCGAATTGGCTGTACATAAACATTTTGGTGTTCCATACACATACCCATTCGAGTATCAGAAAGATCGTCCTGATTTGTCTAACGGCATTGAAGTAAAGGGCACGCTGTACCGCGCAGGTCATCTAATTTTGAACGCGCACAACAATCAAACAGCGCCATTTGTGTCAACGGTTTGCAACATTGGTGAACAAACCGTTTTATTAAATGGTTGGCGTGATGCTGTTGATTGCCGTTTGGATAAATATTGGCGTTCACCTAACGATGGCAAAATTCCTGCATGTAAACGCGAATCTTGGTGGATTCCACAATCAGATTTGCATGACATGAAATCGTTGCGTGAACGGCTGGTGTTGGCATGACACAGAATTTCATGGATAACTATGTCGATGTTGCAACACGCTTAAAGATTGCGTTTGAACGCTGGCCTGAAATGCGGATACAGGAAACAGCGCGCGAAGTCATTGAAATGCCTGACAAATCGTGTTTTATTCGATGCACAGTCACAATTTGGCGCAATCCTGACGACCCAATTCCAGTAATCGCGTCAGCATGCGAAATATATCCAGGCCGCACACCATACACAAAATTCAGTGAATCAGAAGTTGGATACACATCAGCGGTTGGCCGTGCGTTGGCTTACGCAGGCATTGGCGCTAACAAGTCGCTTGCATCGCGTGATGAAGTTATGGCTGCACAGTCACGCCAACCAATAGCGCCAGTTGTGCAATTACATGATGTCGAAGTGCCGTTCCCTGAGGAAAGACCACGCGAATATCCGACACCTAAGCAGATGGGCATGATGCGTGCGCTAGCAAATGGTCAAGGTCTTAAA